AGCACGGTCTGGACACTTTGGCCGGCGTCATCGACCCGGACTATCAGGGTGAGATCAAGGTTGTCCTGCAGAATCTCGACACCCGTCAGCCTTTTGTTATTCGGCCCGGCTACCGCATCGCGCAGCTCGTCCTCGAGTCGTGCGTGACCCCAGATGTCGTGGAGATCCCCAACGAGAACCTGGTGGTGACTGAGCGCGGCGATGGCGGATTTGGGTCGACCGGGGCTTAGAGCCAAGAACCTCTAAAAAGTAAATAAATGGTAGACTTCCAAGCTATAGCCTGGGAGGGCTACGATGACGAGGCTGGCCAGTACATTGTGCGGGCCTATGGTCGGACCGAAGACGGCAAGTCAGTTGCTGCCAGTACCGTCTTCGAACCGTACTTTTTTGTAAAAATGAGGGCAGATATTCCAGAGGTTCGTGGAGCCAAGATTGAATATGTGAGCGCCAAAGACCTTTGGGGATTCCAAAACGGAGCAAAGACGCGCTTCGCAAAACTCACCTTCAAGACTCACAAAGAGTTTCGGACCGCCATGTACTGTCTTCAGCGTGAAAAGTGGCGCATCTACGAGGCGAACCTAGACCCGGTCCTGCGTTTCATGCATCTGTCGGGGTGTACCAGCACTGGCTGGATCACCGTCTCTGACGAGTATGACGATCCTGACACGCGCTGCGACATCAACCTTCGCGGAACCTTGACTCCCGTCAAAGACAAGGACTCTATCGCGCCCCTCAAGGTTATGTCCTTTGATATTGAGTGCTACTCGAGTACCGGCGCCTTCCCTGACCCAAAGATTCAAGGGGACTGTGTTTTTCAGATTGGGATGACGACCAGGGAATTTGGCAAGGGGGATGAATCCATGATTCGTCGCTGTCTGTGTCTCAAGCAGACTGACGGGGCCGACTGCGAGTCCTTTGAGACTGAGCGGGAACTCCTCGTGGCATTTGGCAAGTATCTCGCCGAGGTAGATCCGGACATCATCACGGGCTGGAACATCTTCGGGTTTGATCTTGAGTTTCTCTTTGTTCGTGCGAGCAGGCTAGGCGTTGAGACGCTCTGGGGCCGGCGGACCGACTTGCCCTCTGAGCTGACTATCAAGCACCTTGCCTCTAGCGCTCTAGGCAGCAACGAGCTCAAGATGGTTCCTATGGTTGGTCGGTACGTCTTTGACCTTTTCCAAGACATTAAGCGCGAGCACAAGCTCGAGTCCTACTCTCTCAACGCTTGTGCCAAGCACTTTCTCGCTGACCAAAAGATGGATATGCCTGTCAAGGAGATCTTTTCCCGCTTTCTCGAGGGCGATCCGGCGAACCTAGGAGAGGTTGCAGAGTACTGCATCAAGGATACGGTACTTCCTCACAAGATTATGGCCAAAGTTTGCCAACTCCAGAACCAGATCGAGATGGCCAAGGCGTGCTGGGTTCCTCTGAGCTTCTTGAGTGAGCGTGGCCAGCAGATCAAAGTCTTCAGCCAGATGGCCTACAAGGCCCGGCAGCTCGGCTTTTTGATCCCGACGATCCGGCGGCCCGAGGGGCCTGTGGATGGCTATGAGGGCGCGACTGTCCTTGAGGCTCAGACTGGTGCCTACTACACGCCCATCACAGCCCTGGATTTCGCCTCTCTGTATCCGAGCATCATGGTCGCTCACAACCTGTGCTACTCGACTCTCGTGATGGACAAGCGCTATGCCAACCTTCCCGGGGTGACTTATGAAAAGTATGGTGAGCACACCTTTGCGCAAACCGGTCCTGATGGCGCACCCATCACTTCCCTCCTCCCGGCCATTCTCACGGACCTCAAGGCGTTCCGCAAAAAGGCCAAGAAACTGATGGCGGCGGCTGAGGGTACTCCTATGGAGGCGGTCTACAACGGCCAACAGCTCGCCTACAAGATCAGTATGAATTCCATCTACGGATTTACGGGTGCTAGCAAGGGTATGCTCCCCCTGGTGGCCATCGCTAGTACGGTGACTATGCGCGGTCGCCAGATGATTGAGGAGACCAAGAACTATGTAGAGGCGCACTTTCCCGGATCCAAGGTTAGGTACGGAGATACCGACTCCGTAATGGTCGAGTTTGATGTAGAGGGCCGGACAGGTCAAGAGGCGATAGACTACTCGTGGTCTCAGGGCTTGCTCGCGGCCGAGCAATGCACGAAGCTCTTCAAGGCGCCGAATGATCTCGAGCTTGAGAAGGTTTATTGCCCGTACTTTCTGTACAGCAAGAAGCGATACGCGGCCAAGATGTGGGAGGGAAAGATGCGACCCGACGGCTCGACTGTAGTAGCCTTCAAAAAGGTGGACATCAAGGGTCTGCAGGTTGTCCGCCGCGACAGTTGCCCATTTGTTCGCGAGACGCTCAAGAAACTCTTGGATATGATGCTCGAGAGTAGCGATCCAAGGCCGGTAATCGCCTTTGCCCGCCAGGCTTCTGAAGTTCTCTCGACTGGCAAGGTTCCAGTCGAAAAGCTCATGATGAGCAAGCAACTCGGATCCGACTACAAGGTCCCGATGCCGCATGTGGCTGTTCGGGACAAGATACGGTCCAGGGCGCCCGGGTCCGAGCCCCAGCAGGGTGACAGGGTCGCCTTTGTAGTCACAAAGGGTCCGGGAAAACTCTATGAAAAGGCGGAGGATCCCATCTGGGCCCGTGAGCAGTCAGTCCCGATAGACTATCAGTACTATTTCCTGAACCAGTTGAAAAAGCCCATCTGTGACTTGCTCGAGCCCCTCGTGGGTGCTTGTCCGGAGCGCCTCATCTTTGGAGCGGCGACTGCAGGGAACAAGAAGGGCACCTACGATTCCAAGATGAAAAGTATAGATTCTTATTTTAAGAAGGCTACCTAATAATGAGTAAGGAAATGGAGCAGACAATCATGCAGGCCATCGAGGCCGAGGTTGACCGCCGAGTCTCGGATCGCCTTTCAGCGGTTCTACAGCACATTTCAAAAACTTATAGGATTTCGTACGAGCGTCTCATGAAAGAGACTTCAACCATAGAAGTTGGTTCGTGTATATGTTTAGGTTTTGGTGTTTTGGGAAAGAGGTGTACGCGCCCGGCAAAGTTCGAAGGGTACTGTAACCTTCACAAGGATCAAAAGCCAATAATGCGGATGAAAGAGGAGCCGGTCCCGGTCGCTCCCACTGGTCCCACTCACACGCACACATTGCCGCCATTCTTTCTGGCCGGTTGTCCTGCGTGTGAGAAGGTTTCGAGTCGTCCTCGCTTAAACATTTGAGACCGGCCATCTTCGATGCCCGAGGCTTAAACATTTGAGACCCTTGAAATCTAATGAGTCAAGGCCGTTCAGAACTGCTGCTCGAGTCACTCACCAGGTTCTATGACGAGCCAGAGAATTCCTCCAAGCTCAAGGATATCCTCACGACCAAGTCGCAGGGAATCTCTCTTCGGAACCTTGAGTGGTTTGTCACAAACTACGCAAAGAATCACCACTTGACTTATAACTTGGCTCCGTCCGGACGGCCCTTTACTGTCCATGTCGCTTACAAGTCCAGTCTTGACGGGTATTCTAAAAAGCTCTTTGATCCGTTTTGCCGGACGGAGCGCATTGATTTTCAGGGCCTCAGCACCACCGTGGCCCAGCTCAATTTTATAAAGTTTTGCATCGTCAATGGAATTATAGACTATATGATCAAAGATAAGATACGCCCGCAAAACCATTCTTAAACTCCAAGATGGAAAAACCATAATAAAACAAATATAAATTGTACTGCGCTAGATTTGCAGCGTACTGTGACAAAAAGCTAATGGTCAAGTTTGAAGTCTGCGAGTTAATTTTTGAAAAATTCAAGTACCCTCCCGAATTGTATTCTGTTATATTCAATCCGAAAGAGTACATGTAAATATTCTTCTGGGGCACAGTCAGCCCGTGTTGCATTGGCTGCAGGAACTGTGTATAGGGCCCATTGGCAAAGGTGTCTAGAATGTCTTGGTTATTGACGGTAATCTTAATAGACTGAATGACATCTATGTACTGGACCGGGCCGGATGCGAAAGTAAGGGGCGTGGCTGCAGACTGGTACTGGGTCGCATAGCCATAGAGATATCTCACGGCGTAATACGCCGAACTTGCCGATTCATACGCCTGACTTCTAAAGAACCATGCAATCAATTGAACTGGGAAATTTGCAGATATATTCGTAGTTGCAGTCCCTGCATAGGGGGAAGTCCCGTCACGCTTCACAACCGGGACTATATAACGCAGAGGAGTATTTCTGTAATATATGCGTTCTGGCGCTGTGAGCTTCACATATTCCACCAAAAGTACAGGGTTCTGGATATCCACAATTCCGGGATAGTTTGTAAACCAATACTGTGGCCTAAAAGTAAACTTTAAATATACTTTTTGTCCTCCCCACAGGGCACACAGTGGGAAAAAAGGTCGGCGGATCCTCTCACGGCCCTTGTTCCCTCCGCTATGTCTTCTGCAAAAGAAAAACTCTAAAGGAATCACGAGCGGAACGGGGGTGGACGGGCTCAGGTTTTGATTCGCCTGTCCGCCATTCACCTGATTAAACATTCCAATTTGCTCGTCATAATCGAGGAATACCTGATCCTTGATAAAGAGCCAATCGTCATAGATAGTCTCTATTACGAGATCATCAATCATAAAATCTATTTGTTGTATGAGGGCCCGGCCAATCTGGTTCGTGTAGGAGTTTCCCGAGGGCAGGGCGGGCAGTGTGCACTGGACAAACATGTTGGCAAAGAGGTCGCCCTGGTTTTTGGGCTGTATCTGGACTATGCAAGTTCCAGAAATATTTGGTTGAATAAAAGTTGTGTTGCCTGCAGCGGGCGTCATCTGTATGTAATCTTGGTACACCACAGAGTTTGTATATTGCTCGTACTTTGGTGACCACTGACTCTCTGAAAAGTTTGTGATATTTGAAAGATATTCTTCTTGAGGGCCGTGTGCGTCAAGTGACAAGACGCCGCCCGAATTGAATCCGAGATTTCTCTTTTCAGTCATGGGCTCTTGGCCCGCCGGCGGCACGGGTACCGCGTCATTGAGTTCCCTGATACCGGCTGGAATTCTTTTAAAGTCCGGGTCTTCTATTGGGAGCGTGACAACGGGCTGGACGGTGGAAACGCGCGCAGGGACAAAGGCTCCCGATGCATTCGGGTCAATAAGAGATCCCTGTTTATTTAATGGGAAACCGCGAGGGTATGCATCCGTCGACGGGAGCACTGGCTCTAGAACGCGCCCCTGGCCCATGGCGTTGAGCATGTCTGCATCGTTTAGAAACCCATCAACCAGCTTGTTGGTGCCAGTTTTCATTCGGAACCCAAGGGCCCTGGACAGTTCGGGCAATTGTTTGAGAGTTTCCTTGAGTTGGATGGGATCTGCACGGATGGAATCTGGCTGCAGTCCCGTTTTTAAAACAAAAAAATTTAAAAGATTTTTTGATTGATTCAGATAGTCTGACAACTTGCCAGGGTTGCTAAAAACATATGTATCAAGGCCAATCACCTTGCCGCCAAGGACTTCCGCAAAGGTTCCGGCCCGCCGCACGACCGTCATGAACCTCGCAAAGGTGGTGGGTTCTGGCGGTATCGCAAGGGGAGGGGGCGGGATCGGCACGGCCGTGAGAATTCCCGAGTACGCCCCGGAGCCGAGATTTCCCGCCTGAAACGAGACTGACGCGACATTGAGGTCAAAGGGCATTCCAGGGAGGTTCTTGATTATCCACCCGGTCTTGACCTTGGGCGGCAGTTGTACACTCGAGTAGATTATGACGAGACCCATCTGAACAAAGTAATATCCAGTGAGAGTTGGGGCTATGGGAGCAGTTACCGCCGTTGACGCCGCAACAGTGACCGCCTTGGCTGTTTGGACATCTTGTAAAGTCTGTGGGACATTTACTTGGAAATCTATAGTTGATTTAAAAGGACCTTGTCCCGGGTAGGTTCCAGAAGTAAGAGTCGTTCCCACTACCCTGGTCTGGCCCTGTATTCCTTGTATATGTGTCAAGGTCCAGCCCTCTGTAACGCCTTCAGGAACGGGCGTCTGGGCATAGAATGTTATAACATTGGCGACAGTTTTAGAAGGGGCGTAGAACCCATCTATCTCTGCCATACTATTTTATACAAACATAATATGGAGGATGAGATCATCGCAGCCTTGCTTGGCGTGTTAATCTTGGTAACCTGGGGTCGTTTTGAAGAATATAAAAATAATTCTTTTGATTCACAAATTGCAGATTTGTTGAAACTCAACGAGACTGAGGATGGTTACAACTTCGGTCCAAGTGATTATAACCAGATGGAGGGCTACAGGGAAAGGGGGTCTCTCGCGGGGCCCATCGCTCCAGGGCCGCCTCCGCCCGTTTCGATCACGCCAACAGCCATCATGGCGGGTCTCGCATCGCCTTCAGGGCCGTCCGCCGTCCCGGTGCCGTCCCCGCTGCCCTCTTCCTCAGCACCCGTGGTCCCCCCTCAAGGTGCCATTGCAAGCGCAACTATTTCTGCGCCCATGACAATGGCGTTACTCAAACCACCAACTTCCAAGAAGGGCTTTGTCTATGATCTCAAGATTAACAAGGCTCCGAACCCCATGTTTAACACTCAGATGATGAGTCTCAACCTGGGCTGGTACTACACCTGGGGTCTGCTGGGTTCTCCTGGACTCAACATCCCCTTTACGCCGATGGTCTGGGGCGCTCCTGACACTCTGCAGCTGGCCCAGATTCCCCCAGGTTCCACCGAAATATTGGGATTCAACGAGCCAGACGGCAATCAACCAGGCGCACAGTCCAACATATCCATCCAGACTGTCGTGTCTCTCTGGCCCAAACTCAAGGCGTCGGGTCTCCGAGTTGGGTCAGTCGCCGCCGCCCAGGACCCCCTCGCCACCTCTTACAAGCCCAACGACGGCTCTCCCGTCCTCCAGACATCCTACTTTGACGCGCTCTGGACGGCTCTCACGGCGGCGGGCATGCAGCCCGACTTTATCGCCCTCCACTGGTACGCCCCTCCGGATGCCATCGGGTTTTTGAACTGGATAGACAAGATTTACGCCAAGTATAACAAGCCCATCTGGATAACGGAAATGTGCGTTGCCGACTGGAACGCAACCGCCGCCAACCCCGAAAAGTTCACTACGGCTCAGATCCAAGTCTTTATGGACTCTGTTGCGGCGGGTATGAATTCACGAAACTATGTAGAGCGGTACTGCTGGAAGACGCGCCCGACGACCGACTTCAATATGGGTAACGGTGCGCTCATAGCAATTGACGGCTCGCTCACCCCTCTTGGCCAGCACTACATGGCCCTCTAAAGAAATAACACACTTAATATATAATGGATCAACTTCGTTGCGCCGAGGCTGCGCCCCTGGAGCCCATACTTGCGCCAAGTACTGATCGGTTCACAACCTTCCCTATACGGTACCCCGATCTGTGGGCACTGTATAAGAAAGCAGTAGGATCCTTTTGGACCGTCGAGGAGATTGACCTGGCAGGAGATCTCAAGGACTGGGACAGTCTGACTTTTTATGAAAAAAACTTTATTAAAATAATTCTCGCATTCTTCGCGGCCAGTGACGGTATCGTCATGGAGAACATAGATATCCGCTTTTCGTCCGAGGTACAGATTTCAGAGGCCCGGTCTTTCTATGCGTACCAGGCG